AACAACAATATAACTTAAACACTAAAACAGATTATTTGAATAGAAAAATGTTTTTGGACCCGGAAGGTCCCGTAACCATTCAACGATTTGAAGAAGTAAAATATAAAAAGATTGCAGACTTTGAAACAACGGCACGTGGTTTCTTTTGGGTCCCAGAAGAAATTTCTCTAACCAAGGATGCTAATGATTTCAAAGATGCAAGCGATGCGGTTAAACATATCTTTACTAGTAATCTATTACGTCAAACAGCGTTAGATAGTTTACAAGGACGTGCGCCAAGCCAAGTGTTTACACCCGTAGTAAGTTTACCTGAACTAGAAGCATTGATTTATAATTGGAGTTTCTTTGAAACAAACATTCATAGTCGTAGTTACAGTCACATCATTCGTAATATCTATAATATACCTAAGGATGTATTCAATACTATACATGATACAAAAGAGATTGTAGACATGGCAAGTAGTGTTGGACTTTATTATGATGAGTTACATCAAGTTAATTGCCGTAAAGAGCTAGGTATAAATGTAAATGAAAAAGAACATATTAAAGCAATTTATATGGCATTACATGCTAGTTATGCATTAGAAGCATTTAGATTTATGGTATCATTCGCTACAAGTTTAGCAATGGTTGAGAACAAAATCTTTATTGGTAATGGTAACATTATCAGTTTAATTCTCCAAGATGAATTGTTACATAAAGGCTGGACTGCTTATCTGATTAATCAAGTAGTAAAAGAAGATAGCAGATTTGCACAAGTTAAATCAGAATGTGAAAGTGAAGTCTATCAACTATACGTGGATGTAATTAAAGAAGAAAAAGACTGGGCCGATTACTTGTTTAAGATGGGTCCAGTTATTGGATTAAATGCAACAGTACTAAAAGACTTTGTAGATTATACTGCTGTATCTGCATTAAAAGAAATTGGTATTAGATATAATAATCCTGCACCAAAAAGTACACCTATTCCTTGGTTCAATAAACATTCTGACACAAGTAAAAAACAATCTGCATTGCAGGAAACCGAATCAACAAATTACGTTATAGGTGTAATGAGTGAATCATTAAACTATGATGACTTACCAAATATTTAAGGAGAATAAAAAATGAAAGCAGTTATTTGGTCGAAATACCATTGCCCCTACTGTGACCAAGCAAAAGCATTGTTGGGTCAACGAGAGATACCGTTTGAAGAAAAGAAAATCGGGGACGGATACACAAAAGAAGAACTACTAGAAGCAATTCCATCAGCAAGAACAGTACCACAAATTATCATTGATGGTGAACTGATCGGTGGATTTAATGAACTTAAACAATTTTTAACAAAGGCAGCGTAATGCAAATATCAATTCAACCAAACACAGTATACACATTTAAGCTTAATTCCGGTGAGGAATTAATTGCAAAAGTGATTCAATCAGGGGGAGAGTTTATTCAGATTGAAGAACCAGTATCTATTGCCCCATCACAACAGGGTATGCAAATGATCCCTAGTATCTTTACTGCAAATCCGAAGGGTGAATTTAAGCTAAATACTACTAGTGTTGCACTGTATGCAGAGACAGATGATAACATTAAAGACAAGTACCTAGAAGCAACAACTGGCATTAAGGTACCTAGTAAGAAAATCGTATTAGGATAAAATGGCACAATTAAGTCGTGTGGGAGATGCAAATCAAGAGGGTGGTACCATAATACGTGGTGCTAGTACTGTGTTTGCAAATGGGATTCAAGTTGGACTACATGTTAGTCAGATTACCCCACATGCGCCCTGGAGCAGAAGAGGACATCCTCCCCATAAGGCAGCAACAACTACTGAAGGTAGTCCTACTGTATTTTGTGAAGGTGTACCAGTACTTAGAGTAGGGTCGGGAAACAGTTGCGGTCATAGTATCGTACAAGGCAGCCCCGATGTGTTTGTACCATGAGCGATACAGGAAAACAAAGTCCATTAGGTGTTAATACATTAAGTTCATTATTACAAAATATTGGATTTAATATTAATCCTATAATGGTTGAGTATACTGGAGTCAGTATAAGTAAATCATCTGCTACAAACTTAGGTAGTATCGTTAATGAAACTTGTTTACGATTACTAACATATTCAATTAACGATGCTTATAGTAGAGGACTAGTAAACAGTACTACCTATAATAATTTAATTTCAATTGGATCTACAACTATCCCTGCATTAGGTAATAGTCCCCCGTCAACATTTAATTGGTCTGGTTACCCTAATTGGGCAAGTAACTATACATATACTAATGAAGTAACACGTTGGGGTTATGTAAGATTGTTTGCATTACAGGGTTATAATGAATTTAATTATAATGATGGTACAGCTAATAGCCAATACAAAGATTTTTTATCAGGAATAATGTCTGCCACTGGTTTTGTAAATTACACAAATTCAGCTATATTATCTGTTAGCAATTCTCAAGAATTTTTAGATGGTACATTTAGTAATATGAACGACCTAATTAGTGGGGATATTACTGGTGTAAGTGTAGCAACTACTGTATTTGGTCAAGATTTAATTGCTAGTGGTAAAGCAATAAATTTACAAACAATATCAACATTTGGATTGCCTAGTAATTTATTATTGACATTACAACAAAATAATGCTATAACTAAATCAATTAGTCTTGCATTAATTGCTAGTGGTATAACTGTATCCGAGTTAGGTGAGATATTAGGTAGTATAGAAGCTGTAACCAAAGAACAAGAACGTAAGATATATGGGGCATTTGGTATTATCTTAGGACAAGATTTAAAAGATGTATTAGTGTCATTAAATTGTAAGACAGTTGGATTAGAATCATTAGCTGATTTGTTAAACCCAATCAAGCTATTCCCCAATAGCTATGAAACATTAACAGTTCCGGTATATAATACAGTCGGTGGACCTGCTAATAGTAAAATATATTATCCTATATATGTAAATGATGGATTGAATAGTCAGTTAAGATCGCCGGCGGCAAGACAATTGGGTGGTGCAATTACTACTGGTATAGGATCGGGGCAAGTATAATGGCAGGCTTTTTTCAAAATCTTAGAGTAGTATCAGAGCGTAATGCAATGGATGCTCCTGCTAGTAGCGCATATGACACTAGTAGTACTAATACAAACGTTACACCATCCGGTACGGAACAAATAATAACTGAAGGTGCACAATCTAATACATTAACAATACAAGCTATTCCACAAGGCTTTGGTGCATATTTAGATGGCATATTACCACCTGATATTGCAAAAGCCGCAGGATCATTTAGTGTAACTATGCAACAAATAAAAAACATTTCTAGTGTACCGATTGAAAAGTTTGCACAAGTAGTTAACAGTTTAGAAACAATTAAGGGATTAGGCGTCAACGGAACTAGTGTTCCGGTTGATAGTACATTAGCACAACAAGGTTTATCTTTACTTGCTTTAGGGAGTGGCCCTGCAGGCACATACACTATGAGTGATTTCATAGGATGTATGACTGGTTTGCCATATATTGGGTTAGACATTAAAGGTTTAATACAACAAATTGAAACTACTGCATTATATAATATATATAAACAATTATATCTTGCAGTTACGTGGGAACAAGCTACTGCTACTTGGAATGGTTCTTCTTTCACATATACCAATAGAGGCGGCGGATACCCAAGTGCACCATCAGTAACAGTAAGTGGCAATCCTGCAACTGCTACTATAGGCACTAACTCGGAAGATATAACTACATATGGTAGGATTATATCTATTAGTTACGCCGGTGCAGCCGGTGCGGTGGTAATAGCTCCTCCTCCGGGCGGAGGTTGGCCAACAATGAACACAGTCGTTCAGGGTTATATTGATAATGCTAATACAGAAATTGCGTTAATACAAACTAATAATACTACTAGAGCAAATCAATTAAACAATGATTGGGCAAAATCTGGTACACAACTATCAATAGAACAACGTGCAATTGCTACAGGATTACAAGTTCAAGTACCATTGGCAGACCCATTAGATAAATTAACTGATTTAGCCCAATTTCCTACTACACAAATTGCATTTGTTGATAGTATACCTCAATTTGCATTAGACACTAAACCACATATGATTGCACAATCATTAGAGGCAATCTCAAACTTATGTACTCCGGGAGGAGAAAGTTTAGTAGGATTAATGAGAGAATCTCGTAATAAAAATAGATTAGCGGCGGCGGGTATTCCATTAGATAATAATATACCTGCTACATTGCCTCCTACTGAAAATAAAGAATTAATTGCAAATGGATCAGTATTGGGCTCAAGTCCAGCTAAACTAGAACAGGTAGACTGTCCTACCGGAGATAATATCTCACCCGCTGCAGCTGGATACTATAATCCAACTGACGACCGTTATTATAGTGACGGCGCCGCATTAGATATAGGTGAAGCAGTAGAGCCGGGAAGTTTTGCAGGCTCAAGATACAGCAATTTAATACCACCTGAACTATCAGTAATATATACCTCAGATATATTATTACCCTCAACTTATTCTGTACAAGAAGCAATAGACGAAGTAATTCGTTGCAATTGCGATTGTTGGGATAACATCTAAATTCCATAGCTTAGAAATAAGCAGAAAGGATAAATTATGAATTTAAGCCAACCTATTAAAATTTTAATAGTACTAACAGTTGTAACATTAGTTATTACATTTGACCAAATAATAAATGTAACAGAACCTAAACCTATAGAAGAACCCAAAGTTGCAAAAACGGTAGATCCAAAGCAATTAACATGTATGGCAAAGAATATATTTTATGAAGCAGGTAGTGAATCATTAAATGGACAGGCGGCAGTAGCACGTGTAGTAATGAATAGAATATCATATGGGTTTGGCAAAGACCCCTGCGCTGTAATATATCAATCATTATATGTAGATAAACTTATAGATGATGAAATGCAAAAGGTAAAACTATGTCAGTTTAGTTGGGTATGTGAAGGCAAGGGAGAACCTAATAAAAACAGCACAAAATATAAACAAGCAGAACAGGTAGCATATGATGTGTTAGCACATGATGCATATACTGACGTAGTACCAAAATCAACACTATTTTTTCACAATTTAAGTGTAGATCCATTATGGCCTTATAAACAAGTAGCTAAAATAGGTAATCATATATTCTATAGCAAAGCTAAAAAGCCTACCCAAAAGATTATAGTTAAATCAGAAAATGATATATAATATCTAATGAGTGACAAACCAAATTCAGCTAATGGTGTTAGTAGTTATGATTCTACTGGTACAGGTTCACTGATCCATTTCTTTAACCGTAATGTAACACCATACGCCACAGAAAGTAGTGGACCCAAATTTGATTTGGTACCTGTTGAAAAGCATAAAGATATTATGCTTAATGTTGCTAGATTACACGCCAAGCAAGAGTATGATAGAATCATGGAATTAGTAACTGTATTACAGAAACAAGCAGAACAGATTAAACATAGATTAGATTTAACTGATATGGTTCATGCCGCTAAATATGACTTTCAACTATCAAATGGCAATATATATTGGTTATTGTTTGACACACGCAAACAGATTACTAGATTGAGTATCAATGGCCCAAATGATTGGTCTGCTGGTAAGCCAGTAGATTATGAATATATTTGCAAAGTTAAATGGTTAGGTGATCACACTTGGATAGAGGTAGAAGATGATAAGTAGTAGCCCAGAACGAGGATTATTTCAAATAACAAATCTAGTTGAAAAAGTTAAATCAGGTGAAAAAACTGCGGAATCAGCAGAAGAAATGATTGACTTTTATAAATCATGGCGTCAGCAAACCCTTGACCTTGAAGAAACCGATGAGTGGAAGAAAGACAACATGGAGTATGACTTACGTTCTACTCAATGGATAGTTGATAAAGTTAAAGGTGATGATGTTTATGCTCAACAGCTTTATGCTTCTATGTGTAACAATGATTTTACTAAAAATGATGTATGGCCCATACTAACTGAGAAAAAGTGGAGTTGTAGTTGGAGACATGCTGGGGGTATTATTGCTGATATGCAAGGTAAGGGTGATTATATTGATTGGTATTGCTCTGGTATCAGAGATAGTAAGATATTAGATGATGATGAGTTTCAAGCACTTACAAAAGAACAGCAAGAGTGGTATATACAAGGTAAAAAGTTTGTTCCAGAAAGTTGTGTAACTGATGAAATACGAGAAGATTTGTTAAAATTAGGCTGGATAGTAGTAGATAATGAGCCTGAAGCATACTAAATACAATACATATAAGGAGAATATATTATGTTAGAAACATTATTTTGGTTAGCACTAGGTGCATTTATTGGTTGGAATTTCCCACAACCTCAGTTTGCAAAGAATATACAAGCAAAAATATTAACTATGTTCAAAAAGGATTAATATATGGCTTATTCAACTGCCGTAATAGACCACTATGAAAATCCCAGGAATGTCGGATCTTTTGATAAGAGTGATACTGATATTGGTACTGGTATGGTTGGCGCACCCGCATGCGGCGATGTAATGAAATTGCAGATTAAAGTAAATAAAGAAACAGGAATAATAACAGATGCCAAATTTAAAACATATGGGTGTGGGTCGGCAATTGCTTCTTCAAGTCTTGTCACAGACTGGGTCAAGGGTAAAACATTGGATGAA